AGACTACTTAGTAGTTAATAGAAACAAGTTAATAGAAACAAGTTAATAGAAACAAGTTAATAGAAACAAGTTAATAGAAACAAGTTAATAGAAACAAGGATATTAAAAAAATGGAAAAAGAAGAATACCAAAAGAAATTAGAATGTTACTGTGGTAATTGTAAATGTTGGAAAAAGCAAGAAGAAATAGAGACTACTAATGTTTATTCAAATGTTCATGGTGAAGATGTTGTAGAATTTAAATGTTGTAAATGTGAAACTAAACAAAAATCATTAGTTATTTAAATTTACCTCGGAGATTAGCTCAGTTTGGTAGAGCATTCGCTTTGGGAGCGAAGGGCCGTAGGTTCAAATCCTATATCTCCGACCATTACTCTGGTAGCTCAATTGGATAGAGCGTTTGCCTTCTAAGCAAAGGGTTGTGGGTTCAAGTCCCACCCAGAGTTCCATATCCTATACGGGGATGTAGCCCAATAGGTAGAGGCAGTAGACTTAAAATCTGCAAAGTGTGGGTTCGACTCCCACCATCCCCACCATCATGTTTAAAAGGAGGAGCAGGGATGAAATACCACATAATCGTGTTTGACCCGAAACAGCACGATTGGGATGAGTTCCGTAGGAACGGAGAGACTGTGTATTTTAAGTCCGAGCAGGAGGCGCAGGATTTTGGTGACACCTGTGCGAAGAGCGTCAACGGTTGGGGTGTCAATGGAAGAGTATTCAGACAAGGAGATTGGCAAGTAAATTGGCAATGCGAGGAAGTAAAGTAAATGGCCTTGTTTGACGTTGGATGTGAATTCTGTGGTGACGAACCAAGGGATCTTATTTATCTAAAAAGATACACCGACAGAATAAAAGAAATAAATATATCTGCCGGTAAACCAGCTAAGTATATAAGAAGCGATGAAATGTTTTTCCTATGTTCATGTGGAATAGTAGCATCATCTACAGATAGAACTATATACAATGAACAAATTATATTAACAAGAGATTTCGCTGATAGTGTTAATGGTTCCTACTACCAAAGTATGCTTGAGTTTGAGCAGTTGGATTTTTGGTCAAGAAGGTTAGGTCTTCTTGATGACCCAGTATTTTTTATAGAAAGGACTCAGACTGATATTGAATGCCCATTTTAATTAAAGAGAAATGTGATGTATGTGAAAAGGAATATTGTACCTGTGACATAGAGGAGGGTTTATCTTATGTAGACGTAAACAAATGGGACAATATATATGATAACTCTGAAGAATTCGATGACTACCTTGGAGATGATAAGTAATTATCAATCATAATCCATCCTGCTTAACCTGTATGTAATTTCTTTTACAGCCCTCGATTTCTCTGGTGACTCTAGTATCATAATTTTATTGAATATTTTTCTAACCCAACCAGAATCCCATATGGCGGCTATGCAATGGTATTCAAAAGGATAAGAGTAAATCCATGATTCTAATAGGTTATCCTCCTGATCTACTACCAGATCATTTAGTGCATTTAGTATTACTTTTCTGCTAATAAGTATTGAATTATCGAGTGTAAATAAATCGAGAGTACTACTATCAATGCAATCATAAAAAGCCTCATTTGAAATTACAGATTCTACAAGCTCAGGATCTTCTCTTCGTCTTCGTACCTTACTATTCTTATCAAACATCTGGGGCGATCCGAATCTTTGTGCCATTTTGAATGTTGTTCCCTTACCTGCCTGTCGTTCTTGTATACCCATCCCTGAATACCATCCTTTATTAATTCGATATCTAAGTCTGGCCTTCTAGTTCTATACCAAACATCGACATACATTGATAAGTTTCCTTCAAGTAAATTATTTCTATCAACTTGTTTCAATAATGAAAGCTGTTCCTCTAATGAGTTCACATAACAAAGAGCCTTTTTGCTTTTTATTAATCTCACTTGTTTACCTAGTCTCACTATTCTACGAGAATTGGATTTAGATGCTGGCTCTCCTTCTATAATTGCTTCAAATAATATTTCCTTTTTATTCATTTTCTCCACCGTTCCACTTGATCTTCACCAAAAATAGTGTATAATTTCCTACCACCCTAATATAACAAAAGGAATCACAAATGCAAGAAAATAATTTCTCCGAAGAAAAGCGGAAGTGTTCTGTATGCAAGGAGAGTAAGGATAGGAATAATTTCTACAAAAGCAAGAGGGCAAAGTCTGGATATAGATCTGAATGTAAATACTGTCACGGACTTAGTGTTAAGCAATACTATAAGGACAACACGGAAAAATGTAGATCGTATGCTAGGCTTTACTATAAAATGAATAAGGAAATGATAAGCGAGAAAGCTAAAGTAATTTACCATAAGATGAAAAATGAAATATGAGTTATGAAAATAAGTATGATCTACCGGATGTCTTCATAAGGGCAATACAAACAAATAAGTATTCAAAGGGAGATGCTGACTTTTCCGTTACTGAAATAATAGATTCACCTAGGATAGCAAGGATGAGAAGTATCTATGAAGATGTAGTGGAAAAGGATTACTATGATTCTATATACCCTCTCCTTGGCACCGCAATACATTCCATACTAGAAGAGAATAAATCAGAAGATGAGATATCGGAAGAAAGACTTTTCATAAATGTAGAAGGTAGCACACTCTCTGGGCAAATCGATTTGCAAGTAAAGGATGGTGCATATTATAATGTATATGATTTCAAAACAACCAGTTCAGCATCAATATCATACAACCCGAATGGAAAACGTGAATGGGAAAATCAATTAAATTGTTACGCAACTCTTGTTGAAGAGGCAACGGATAGAGAAGTAAACGAGATCGGGGTATGGGCAATACTCAGGGATTGGTCAAAGATGAACGCCCAGAAAAGAAAGAACTATCCAAATGCACCAGTTGTTCTCATAAGGATACCTTTGTGGGACAAGCAGGAACGTATTGATTATATAAGAAGCAGAGTTCTTGAGCACTCTATGGTCCAGAATATAGATAAGGAATTTCTGTTACCAGACTGCACTAAGGAGGAGAGGTGGGGATCTGATAAGACTTTTGCAGTCTTCAACTACACAAAATCTGGAACTAAGAGAGCTAGGGCTACGAGGGTATTTGAAAGTATTGAAGAAGCTAATTCATTCGCAAATAGTAACGGAGGTCAATACAATGTAGAAGAGAGAATGGGACGTAGCACAAGGTGTGAGTCTTGGTGTGAGTTCTCGGAGCACTGTTCTCAATATGCAAGAACAAATAAAGAGGTATAAAATGGCTACATACAAAGAAATATGGAACACCCTAAGCAAGGTAGATTGTTCCGAACATGCAGAGTCAAAGAATGGATTAACATATCTTAGTTGGGCATGGGCATGGGGTATGCTTATGAACTACTATCCTCATGCAAAATTCTCTATACTCCCAGAGGAGCACATGCAGGATGGTACTGTAATATGCAATGTTGAAATTTATATAGACGAATGTGCAAGAAGTATGTGGCTCCCAGTTCTAGACTACAGAAACAAGCCAATATCAAATCCAAGTTCTTGGAATATCAACACTACAAGAATGAGAGTTTTAACTAAATGTATAGGATTATACGGGTTGGGACATTACATATATGCAGGAGAAGATCTTCCTGCCAAGGATACAGAAGTAAATGTAAAATCTACACATAAGCCAACGGTCAAAAATTCAATAAAGTCTTCTAACTCTCGATCAGCATCGGCTAAGAAGACAAGTAAAAAGGAAGTCGTCAACGAGGAAGTAGAATCTTTAAAGCAGAAGGGTGCGTATAAGGAGAAACTACAAGACAAAGTAGACAGATCAACTACTATCGTACTACAGGAAAGTATAAGTGAAATAGATAATGTTGAATCATTGAGGGCATACTGGAGGAAGAACAGTAAGGCAATAGAATCAATGAGTGAATTGGCGCAACTATCGATAAAGAAATTCTTTTCGGCAAGAGCAGAAGAACTAACAATATAAAAAAAAGGAAAGAGAAAATATGGACTTCAAGGATATACCTAGAATAAGCATTGCTTCCTTCAAGAACAGCAGGAAAGAAAAGGCTAACCAGCCTGACTTTACTGGATTCGGTGATGTTGGAAGTGAGTTTATAGAAAGCCTTAAGCAGCTATTGGAATCTGGTAAGTCGGAAATTCCATTAAGGGTTGCAGGGTGGAATAAGACAAGCAAGAAGGGTAACAATTTCATCTCATATTCTATACAGATTGACACTTACCAAATGGAACAAGCCGAGGGACAGAGTATCGAGCAAGATACAGTAAAGGATGAATCTCCCTGGTAAACTAAAAGGCCCCACCCGTTGGAGACTTCGGGTGGGGCTAAGGGGGGGGGATTGGATGGGCTTTGGTTTAACTAAAGAATTAAATCCAGTACTACTATGTGACAAATGCAAATGCGTAGTAGAGAATTTTTCAAAAACTTTTATAGTCTGGAATATTCTAGATTTAGAGGATGATGACTCTGGCATTGTGGATTCTTTATTGATGCATGAAAATTGCTTGTCTGAAATGCTATATGAATTTTCAGAAACTGATATGGTAGAAGGTGACCTTCAAACTATAACTATAGCTGATTATATAACGAAATTACTAAAGAGACACCCACTAGAATTAAAAATAATGATACTCGATGACTACACAAAGGGAAAAAAATATGAACACTGAACAGTCTGCCAGGGTCAAGAAGCATAACAAGCAAAGGGAGGCACAGAACGTACTAGAATTGCTTCAATCAATATCAAATGATAACCTAGATGATCCGTTATGCAGCATAATAAATAAAGCTTTTGATTTTTCCAAAGTAAACATGGACGAAAATAATTATATTCCAATTTTAGAAAATGAAGAATTTTCTAATATCCTTATGGGTTGGTGGATAAATGGAGAAGAAGATAACGACTAATATAGGTAATGTTTTTAAGAACATAGATGAAATAAGAAACAATATATATAGTATATCATCTAAGATAAAATTAAAGAGAGAACTATTCGATGAAATAGATAAACTTCTGATACAGCTAGAGGACGGAACTAAAATTATAGAAAAGAAATACAGAGATAACGAAAATGAAATTGCAAAGATAGAAGTATCCGGGTATAATGATTGTTCAAAGGTAGAATCCTACATGTGGAGTCCTAAATGGAAAAAGGTATTATAGGTAAAATAGACAATTACTATGAATACGATGTAAGGGTGGTATGGGATAAAATAAAATTCGGGGTTGAGAAAATATTGACAGAAGATGTTGATTGGTTAACGCTAAGACCTGAGGATATATACAGTCAGTGCGCTAATGGTACTTGCAGGATATGGTCTCCAGATAGCTACCCTATAAATGATGTCTTTGGTATAACAAAGATAGACACTTGCCCGTATAGACTTAACAAAACATTGCAGATGTTGATAGCTTGGTCAGTCGTTGACGATAAAAATGTAAGGGATACCTACGACTCTCTTATGACAAAGATAGCAAGGGCTACCGGATGTGATGGCATAGAGTTCTGGACCTCATCGGTAAAGGTAGCTGACTACTCAATAGATAAAGGATTTTCAAAGAGGATACATGTATGCAGAAGGAATGTTTCGCAAACAACTAATGAAAAATTGAGGGCAGTAAGCTCTGATTGGGCAAATGAATGAATGATATAGTTAATTCACCAGATCATTACATTAAGGACAGAACAATTGAACCCATAGATTGCATCGAAGACTGGGAACTTCCTTACCATCTAGGTCAGGTTATAAAATATGTAAGTAGATTCCGCAGGAAGGGGGAGGGTCCTAGTGTCCATATAATTGATCTACATAAGGCTAGATTCTACCTAGACAGATACATAGAACAGTATGAATTTAACAATATAGATAAAGATAAATCCGACTAGGTCCTGAATTGGCCTCTAAGCCGTTTAAAAATAAAATGGGGGGAGATGGGGGTTCAGCAAGCTATCGCCTTGTATGCGTCAATTGTGGGAGTCTCATGCGTGCTTTAAAATGCAAGCTAGTGTGCTCCAATAATTGCGGATACTTTGAAAGCTGTAGCGACCTTGAGGCTGCGCCTAGTGTGTCTGAGGGGAGGGACGGGCATGAACAATAATTATATAAAAATAATATTTTCTACACTATTTTTTCTAATATTCTGTGCGCTTGGGTACTATATTGGAGTTTACATTAAGGATGAGTTAAAGAAGGGACGGGGAGGTGTAGACACTCACATACATTTCCATTATGATAATTGCAATAACGAATCAAGTATAGAAAATAAAATACAAATTTAATACATATTCGAATATTCAGAAAGGTAAATACAAGAAATGAAATATTTGCTTGTTGTTATTCTAATTTCCATATCTCTGTATTATGTAAAATGCCAATGGGACGAGTGCATAGATTCTGGTATGTCAAAAGTTTATTGTGTACAACATATTAATTAAATAAGAAAAACTTCAAAACCTGTAGGACTATACATCCTATTACCGGGAACCAGAATCCCTTATGGTCAAATTCACCAATCTTCTCCCAGTCTCTAATCTCTCTACCAGTATAGAACGCTGCTCCTACCATGAAGTTAAAAAATAAAATACCTATTAATAATGCTATTATTAAATGGTTTATATAATAAGGTAGGCCAGTATTGAAACTAAATATTTTCTTCATGTCTATCATTTAGGTTTATCCGATTCTATACAGAGATCAGCTAGCCCCGCTTCAACTATTTGGTTACCACCTAGAAGCCAGTACTCTGCATTCTTCTCAGTATGCTTCTCCCACCATTTAGCACTATAGGGCGTATAGCAACTCATAAGGTAACACCAATGAACGTGGGACCAGTCCTCCCATTTTCTCCTAGACCTAGCAGCCCTTAAGCCCAAGTCTGGATCTCCTCCGCTTGTAGGCTCATGTGACATCCAAGAACAACTTTCTGTCACATATCTTTTATTGCCAGATGCCAATATTAGAACACCTGCGCTGCAAACCTGACCGTAACCTGTCACTATCATATCTAGGGGTGAGTTACGCATTATATCATGTATAGCAAACATTGATATAACATCACCACCTGGAGTGTTGAGCATTATGTTTACTGGTTCGTCGCTTTTTCCCTCAAAATATTTCACTACCTGGAGAAACCATTGACCAGATTCCTCTTCGAAATCATCAAAATATATAATCCTATTATTTATATCTACACCGAGGTCAACAATATGGGATATTTCTGGTGCCGGTATATTTAATTTTGGTGCAGCACTCTCCACGTTTATGATACTCATTTATACTTACTCTTTATTCTGCGCATAGACCACCATTCGAAATCAAAACTACCGGAGTCTACATCGTTTAATATAACTATTCCCTTATCCCACATGCGATTTACCTGTGGACCAGCATACCCCTCACCATGCTCAAAATAACATCCAGAAGATACTGCACTCATCCTCTTCCCCATAGCGTTATTTCTTGTTGCGAAATCAAGAACATGGTTGTGACCTATTACACAAGACATTTTCTTTTTATTTAGAAGTGAAGATGCGGGATTCTCTCCGCTTATAGGTCTACCCATTATGCCGGAAGCGAAACTATGGCAGTACGCTATGCCGTTTATGTTCACTGGCTCAAGGTACTTATGTTCTTCCCACCCATATTCTTTGCTCTTGAAATGATTCGTAGTTAACGTGCCCTCAAGCTCAGGCTGGTCCTCTAAGGCCCTAAGTATCCTGTTCTCATGGTTTCCTAGGCATCTTACCTTCCTAGGCTTGTAACCCTTTACCTTCTTTATCTCTTCCTCTATCCTGTCCTGGGCGTCAAGACCATGCTCTATGTCCTTCTTGTATGCTCTCCCATGAAACATACTCTTGCCCTTATCCCATGAGCATAGAGATTCCATGTCATAGAAATCTCCTATGTCTATTATAATGTCTGGCCTTTGATCTGCTATCATTCTCCCTAGCCATGTATATCTTTCATTTGAAACTCCTGGCTTTGAATGACTATCGCCTATAACTAGATGTTTTTTTCTCCCCATGCTCCCCCTCCGATTATTAGTCTCGGTATTTACCAAACCCCCAAACCTTCATATCTAAATCGCTAGTGTTAGCCTCAATCTTTTTCAAGTATTTCTTTCTCGTTACCTTTATTCTATCTATCCTCTCCTGCTTCTCCCCTCCTGATAGATCCTTCCTGTATTTTATTTTCTTGATTCGCTTATTGAACCTCTCAAGGACGCTCTTTGTTCTCCTTAGAGTTCCAGTCTTCCTGTAAAGCTTCCAATTTTCGTCCTTCACCTCCCTTGACTTGCTAACATTTTCTATATTGAGAGTTCTTATGGCGTAAGCAAGTTCTTCTGCTGCTTCATATTTTTCATAAAATCTCTGCATCTGCCCAGAATCTGAAGCCTTTTTCACTATAGCAGATATATTTGGGTCCTTCAACCAAAAATCCAAATCCCTTGTCCAGTCACCAGGAATTTCATCCTCGGGTTCTAGGCCAGGGATAACCCTTACTATTGAATCGGCAAGAGCCATGAAGTTAACAGCCATAGTTCCACCATAGAGGTAGAGATGCTCCCACTTCATTGGGCTTCCACCTATAACACTAGATATACCTCGTGCTATAGGACTTGTTTCAGTAGTGTATGCCATACGACCTGGGGGTATGTGTTCAGGTATAACTGGAGACTCAAGGAATGGATTCCAGCCACGACTTTCGGACCAAGGATGACCTCCTATGCCGACTAAGGGGGCTATAGCCTGTGGCAACCCAACTGATGGAAGAGTTTTGATTGAATGAAAGGCACCCTTCTTCAATGATTTAGAAAGATTGTAATCTACATCTCCCTTGAGAGTTCTATAGAGCAGGGTTGGCAAGGTATGCGTAAAGAACCCTAGTTCAAAGGGAGCAGGGAATGCTATAGAAGCATCTGTTCCGAATATAGGAATAAGTGTATTGGTTAGAACTATATCCTCTGAGTATGATTTCCATTCTTCATCGTCAAGCTCTCCCCATAGAGCAGCCTGAGTAAAGCCTATTGCAGACAAGTAGGCCATCCTCGTCAATGCTCTCTTCCTAACCTGACTCTTGGTTAACGATGCGTCCATCGTATGTTCGCCCTTGGACTTCCTAAGTATTACATCCACTCCGTTTATGCCTGCACTAAGGAATGGTGAAAGCTTTAGCAAGTTCTGGAAGTTCTTGTTACCACCTCTCCTGTTAAAGTTCAGAAATTCTATAGCCTGTATGGTAGCTTCCTTCACGTTCCCATTGGTCCGTGCCATTGTTAGCTTATATATCTCTTCCCTTGCGGAAGTTTCAGCCTTAGCACTGGCAACCCCAAGACCATCCCATATCTTATAGAATGTTTTAATGGGATTTATGGATATTTCACCTCTGCTATTCTCGTTCATTAATTTCTGAAGTCCCTTGGCAGTTGGATTATGCACAGTGCCAAGTTCAAACCCACCAGCAGAGCCTGTAGATTCAAGTGCTAAGAATTCTTCAGTGAAATAGTTTTGACCTCGGAATATATTCTTTACTGCATTCCCTATAGACTTGAATGGAAGAAGGAATTGTTCGTCAACATCCTGGTCAACAAGCATGTACAGCATCTGAGCATCCTTGACCGTGTTCCTCCATATGAAACCGGGTGATCTAGTTACACCTTCTCTTAGTATTCTCGAAAACGAAGTTAGGAAATTTTCAACGAAGGGGTCCTTCACTCCTATAGTTCCCTTCATCGCACCCGCTACTGCGCCATCTGGAACAACAAATGTCCTCTTTACACCCTTGTCTCGATAAGTTATTGAGTTTGGATTTAGAACATCCTTAACCTTGTTACGCTTAACGCCATTAGTATCTACTGCCCCTGCCTCCACGACAGACTCTTCCCCATATAATTTCCTCTGCTCCTCTATGACGGCTTCAGAGGCCATATTATTCATACTCTCTTGTATCAATGAGTATGCATTGGAAGCAACGCTGGACAGGAAGTCTTTGAGTTTACCCTCAGTACCTTCAGCAAACTTCTCTGGTTGCCTTGGGTCCTGCATTCTGCCCTCTCTTCTCCTTACAGGCTCAGAAGTACCCTGCCACAACTTATCCACATCGAGTATCCCCTCCTCATTGAACTCTCTTGAGAAGGATACATAATCCATAGTTCTCTTTAGTTCAGCACCCAGTGATTCAGACAGAAGTCCAGCGTCAACTGCGTAGTCGAGTAACTTATTATTCCATTCCATGAAGTTATCTATGATAACACTCATCTCTGGGTTGTCTTCTAAGAACTTGTCAGCTACCCCGTGGTAGGAATCATCGACTCCCTCTGGAACCCTCATTCCCATAGACTGCAATCTCCTAGCTCTCCTCGAAACTAAGATAACAAAAAACTTATGCATTAAGTTATCCCTGACTCCAATCTCATCCATCAGGGGATTGATTATATCTATAAACCCACCATATTTCTTGGTGTAGACTTGAGGCAAGTCTGGATCATTCCTTAATTCGAAGCTACCAGTCTCAGCCTTTGTTAACCTCCAGTTCAAAGCTCTTTCAATTACAGGTACTCCATATTTCAACGCTGCTGCAAGGACACCGTTAGCGCGTTGAGATAGTATAACATCAGCAAAGGCCATCTCTGAGAACTCAAGAATCTCCCCCTTTTCCCTCATCTTCTCCCTTAGCAATAGGCCAGACTTCTCAACTGCTGAATGTGAGTGAATAAACTTTTCCCTAGCCTTGGCTAATGCACTCTTCCCATCATCATTATTGAAGGCTCCAAGTATACTCTTGATGTATCCTTTCCCTCCAGGGGAATGTACCCTCCCTAGAATTTCGTTCTCTTCTTTACTGTAATTGGATGGATTGTACGCAATACTATCATGGTCCTTCCATCTGTTCTGTGTCCCCAATGGCAGAACTTGCTGGACCTGACGACCATCACCCTTGCCTCTGTTGTAAAAGAACATAGCAGTTTCTGCTGTAGCATCTACGCCATGAAGAGGAGGAGAGTTCTCGCCAGAGTACTCCATGTTTCTCTTGCCATAGTCCTGATTGGATACTATCTCAACTATAGCCATGTCTCTGAAGTTAACAGGTTTTATAAACACAGCTATTGGGTTGTTATATCCTGGTCCATCTAGGAAGATGGCAGTTGTGCCATTCAGATTAGAAGACTTAGGTAGCCTCTTGAGGTCCGAGTTTCTTATTTCTTCTACTATACCTTCTGGGCTTGAGAATGGAGTTTCCCTCTCCAGTGTGCCCTGGTCATACTCTACATGATCGCTATGTAGCAGTAGGTTTCTTTGGACGCTCCCTATGGTTATTTTCTCACTGGATATATTCATCTCATTGTATATATCGTTCTTCAGCTTGAATAGATCGTTGGATGGAACACCTTCGGCTTCCATGTCCTGAAGAAATAGATTAAACTCCTTGAGCCAAACAACATTTCCATTCTTCCTGAATGAACTGCTTGCCCTGGAAATGACATCATTCATAGATGAGACACCA